CGCGTCTCCTCGACGCTGATGTCTATAAAAGCGAACTGAACTTGGACTAAAAGTAAAACAATCAAGATGGTGACAAAGTGGCCAATTTCGTTGTATTGGCTTCCCTTCGACAGTCCATCTTGTGTGTTTTCCCTGGGCCCCGTGTCCAGTTCTTTTCTTCTTTCTAGAAGGCTCCGTCGTCTACGATCTGGGTGCATCGTAGCTCACGACGTTAATTGTCAAGAGCCCCGTGGAGAAGGTGACCCCTCACCGCTTAACCACGTTCGTAAAGAGAAAAAAACAAAGGAAAAGGTTAGCCCGAACCAAGATCTGGGCTGTAAAAGGATTGCGCGCAATGCGAGGGTTGCGCGGGCCGCTGTGAGACTCTTACGGGTCGATCAGGGGATGACAATCGAGAGCGTTCATCGCTTACCTCGCCGGATTGAATGCGGTCATCTTCGTTCCGCTATCCGGTCAGTCTTCTCCTCGGATCTTACCCCGGTCCAGGAATTAAGCATTAAGACGGCTCAGAAACTCGAATCTGAGCCCTGCTGCGTTTGTAAAAGGAGCGTGGTAGCAGGATTGCTTAATCAGTGGAAAGAAGATAGGTTCAGCACCTCCGAACACGACGAAGTACATTTGTCGCGCTTCAAAAAAGCCTTTGCGTGTCTCGTGCCGCAAGGATGGAACCGAAAAAAATTCCCGTACTTTCCGAACGGGGCCGCAACGCGAGCCTGTACAAGGCTGCAAGGTGGGAACTGGAATGACGAGGCATTCAGTTCCGAGTGCCGCGTAGAGTTGGTGTACTCTGCCGGTAAACCGAGGGTCGTGACATTGTATTCGGGATACAATGTGGCAAAATTGACGCCCTTGCACCAAGCATTATACTCACTGTTGCGGAGGGAAGGATGGCTTCTTGTTGGAAGTCCCACCAATGAGAAGGTACTCGCACTCGGCCGTGGCTGCGAAGGTCCATACGTAAGTGTGGATTACTCGGCAGCAACGGATAATATTAAGACCTGTTACGTACAGGCCATGGTCGAGGTTCTCGAGAGGAAGAGTGTGGGGTTGACTGACGACGAGGTTCAGTGCCTACGGGTACTGTCAAACTTGACCTTTGATCGTCGTGACGGAGTTGCCTCAAGTGGGCAGCCCATGGGAAGCCCGATGAGCTTCCCGCTGCTTTGTCTGATCAACAAGGCGGTAGTTGACCTTGCGCTTGCTGACCTCCTTGAACGGGGCGAAATCTCCGCGAAGCAATTCGTGGAGCATCGCTGTCTCGTCAACGGTGATGACCTCTTATTCCGTGAGTTTAGTAACCACTCACGGATCCTCGCCGGTATCCTCTACCATGGCTCACGCTGTGGTCTCCGAGTAAACGAGGAGAAAACGATGGTGGATGCCTCGTGGGCGGAAATGAACAGTACCGCTTTCCACGAGGGTCTTAAGAGGAAGAAAACGAATGTGGGCGCTCTTTTACAGAGGGCAGAGGTGTCGGATCCC